GCAAAGTTTCTTCAAAATTGTGCAATAGCTGGGGTCTTTCAACCTTTATGCTATTAACTAAATAATTTATTCCGATAGGTGGAATTATTTTACGAGAATGTATTCTTATAAATTTCCAATCATTTCGTTTTAATTTTTTAGTGAAACCAGAAAAGATTGTTCCTCGTTCAATTTTTTCACTGCTTTTCTTACGAGTTCCATCTTTTAAAAATCTCACACAACCTTTAGTTGAAGTGATCTTTGCGTGGTCAAACATTGATAAAACAAATTTCTCGCCAATGTTGAATCTGCCTCTTAAATTAGGATTTGATTTTTTATAAGAGGGTGCGAACATAGTGTAGGCATCTCTTAAATTTTTAAATCCCTCTTCTGAATCATCATTAATAATAATACTATAACCCTGTATATCTCGGCTAAAAATAATATTAATTCTTGATGTTTTTTCATCAA